AAAACTCTTAACCCATCCTTTGTCAAATCGAATAACATAGTATCCTGCACAGTAAAGGCTTTTACTATCTCCGCTCTTAGTAAAGAGTGGTAATTTTCTTTTAACATCAAACATTGAGTTATGGGGTGTGGTCGAAGTTGCATAGCCGTGTACCTCGTTTGGTTCTGCATCATCTGCTTCTTTGATAATTTTAGCAATAAAGAAGTCCTTGCCAAATTCCATTGTTAACTTTTCTTTTGTCTCGTAGACTTTGATACCTAGCTCATTGCTCATCACAAAATGATTGTCTTCGCTTTTTCTCAAGGTAGCAAACTTGGTTCCTGCTTTTTCTACGATCCAAAACTTTTCTGGAATAATAGGTTTAGCGTGTAAATCTGTCATTGTTGTTCCCCTAGCCATTTATCAAATACTGCCACCGCTTCGTCAAAGTTGACAGCTAATACTTTAGCTGATATAACTCCGTCAACAATTTCCATGTCAAAAGGAACTACACCATTAAATCTAAAATTTTCAGGAGTATCAGTTTCTACAATAAACTCTTGTAGATTCTTTGCTCTAAAAATTAAATTATTCGCCATGTCTACTGAATTCATAATACATACCTCGCATTTAATGGTTCTGCATACGCCTGTGCTTGATCGGAAATCTTTTTAAGATCATAAAGATTACAAAACTTAATAAGTCTAATACCAACCTGGCTAATATTTTTATTAGCACCTGTTGCTGTAGCAATAGTTTCTGCAATGATAGTTTTAATCTCAGCAGGCTGTGCAGACAAGTCGATTAGCACTCGATTGCGTTCGTAGTCATCCAGTACACGATGTTCTTCACCGTTGTGGTCGGACCAGCGTTGCAACATCATATTGTTCCACGCATATCCTTTTGAGTCTCGGTCACTGTAGGCCTCACGGAGACCAACCTTATTCTTTGTGCCTTTTTCGCGAACTCCCGGATATGCAGAGAACACATTGTCTGAGGTATCGCCTCGCATACACTTCTCAAAAAGTAGCCACTGGGGGTCCGGGATGGCTTTTGGCTCTTGAGTTTTTTTATCAATGACTCTCTTACCTTTTGCATCAAAGATACCTTCATGTGTAATAGTAGTTTCCATAACACCGTTGTATTGTTTTACATTAGGTGCAATAAGTTGCACAAAATCTGTGTCTGTGCTGATAATCACATGGCTATCGTTAGGATGACTCTGTATCCAACCAGCAATTAAATCGTCTGCTTCTAGCCGTGAATGTTGTAGAACTGTGCAATTTGTCTTTTCTGTTACAAACTCTTTAAAAGTATCAAAGGCTTCCCAAAAGACTTTTTCTTCTTCTGCTTCGCGTTCTGTGTGAGCAGCACGACTAGCAGCTCTTTGTGCTTTGTAAGGCTTATAATAATCCTTACGCCAGCTACGACCTTCGAGGCAGAACACCACATGAGTACCACCAAAGTCTTGCCATGCTTTCTTAATTGAATTAAGAGTAATATGAAAAGCCATGCCTAGTTTGATATCAGCGTCACCGTTGATAACGTGGCGAGCACGAAAGAATGTGTTTGCTGTATCTACTAAAATATAAGTCATCTATTGTTTCTTTTCACACTTTGAATGTCAATAACACCTGTGTTAACTTCGGGCAAACCTTCGTCTACTACTACATTAGCACAGAGCTCTCTAAACCAGCGGTCTACGATTTCTTCGTCTTTGTCACCGTCGTAACCGTAACCCTCTTGCTTTAATTTTAACACAAAATGGTCGTTCCAGTCAAGTTCAAAAAAACCATTGCGTACATTATCTTTATTGACATGTGTGTTAAGAACCGCTACATACGGCTCTTCTTTGCGAGTGGCTCTCTCTTTGGCTGTTAATTTGGACTGCTCTTCTGCCGCTGTTGCTCTTTCGGCAGCGTCTGTAGCATCCTGTGCAATTTTAGTAGCTTCGGCAGCTGCCTTTAAACTGGCTTCTGTTTCGGCTCTAATCTTGTCAATACCAAATAACTTTTCAATCCATTTATTCATCAAGTTCCCCACTCATTTTTAAATAGCGGCACCTGCAAGCGATCACTGTATCTCAGTCCTCTTGCCATTGCTAATTCTGCTACACGGCGATTATTTAGTGTATAAACACTTTCTACGCCACCTACTGGCATTAGATAAACAGGACCTTCAAAACCTGCTTTACGATATGCACCAATCGCACATTCTGCATCCGCAACATCTTGTTCAGTGGCTACTACAAATTTAAGATAAACATAGCCTACATCTTCATATTCGCGAACAATGGCAGGGCATATAGCGTCCTCCCACTTCTCTCCACTGCAAGGTAATTTAGGACTGACACTGAATGTAATACTTTCACACCAAGATTTGTTATTACGCAATTTCCATTTGTTTAGATAGTCTTTAAACTCTGGAGTTAATTTTTGAGTACCGTTTGTTTCAAAAGTAATTTCTTTAAGGCGCCACATACTAGGATGATCTAGTAAGTCTGGATAAGCACGTTGCCAACCTAGCAAAGGCTCACCGCCAGTGATAACCAAATGTTCATCTTCCCAACGCTTGTGCGGAAGTATCTCCATAATACGATTTACAATAGCGTTACTTTCTAACATTGGACTTAGATCTTTAAAGCGTGGATCCCAACTAGCATAACTATCACAGCCTGTGCTAACTAATGGCAGGTCTTCATATTTGTTAAACATATGAACAACTTCTGCAATGTCTTCGACCTCTTGGCTTAGTTCGCCTCGGGGCATACCAAATCCTGCACATTTAAAGTTACATCCAAATGTACGCAAGAAAACAGAAGGCACACCCATATAGCGTCCTTCGCCTTGAATGCTGTAGAACAGCTCTGCAATTTTAATTTTACTCATAGTTTATTATACACTCTTTTTCTCTAAAAGCCAAGAACCATCTCCCCGATCCTTCCATTCTAATGTATCGCCCTCTTTCCAACCTGTTTGTTCTAGAAGGTCTGGAGGAAATTGGAGTATAGCATCTCCAGTAGCCGGATCTTCCTCAACGGTTAAGGTCCAGGTGTTGCGATCCTGTCGCTCAGTAACATCTTGCATATAAAAGCGTCCTCTTCTGTGTTAAAATAAAATGTCATTTTGTCCGCTTCGGGACTGTATCGAAATCGATTGCCAGGCAGACCAAAAACTTCAATGACCATGGCGCAAGTTTCGTTCCACCAAAATCCACTTTGGCCTGCATGCCAGGGAACAACAATCTCTGTACTCATTCTGGTAATGCTGTAAATCTTGACAAGAAACTGTCTTTGAAACAACTATACTCTTTTGGAGGATCGCCCTTCTCATCACGATAGTGAATCCAGACTCCATCGTCTAGCTGTACTTCGGACAATACTATAAATTTTTTATTATGATCACTTCCAGTCCAACGACTACCTTGTTTAATATCCATGATTATTCCTTAAAACATTTATCAATCCAACCAGTCACAGCAACTAGCCATCCGTAGCCTGCCGGTTCACCCCAATATACCCATGTTAGAAACACGGCACAGACAGTAATGATAATTGCTAACGATCTTTTCATTTTGTCCACCACTCTTCGTAAGGAAATTCTATCCATACATCATGTTCAGCTTTGTTAACTTCCATGCCCCAGTAGTTCATCCCAACACTACATTGACTTGAAAGATTGTCAACAACTACAGCAAATCGAACATTATTTCCCCAAACATGTTCCCACCGATCATTATCAGGAAAACAACCACTAGGCCAATCTTTCATAATCCAATTAAGCGTAGTACCTTGATCGTTGATATCATCAACAACAAGAATATTTTTACCTTCGTAGGCATCTTCGCCCATACCTAAATTACTAACACATTCGCCACCATCACGCAGACTAACATCTAGTGATTGCATAGGGATATTTAAGTAATGGCTGATCATAACAGCAGGCAGTAGTCCGCCGCGAGTGAGTCCTACAATATAATCCGGACGCCAATTATCTGCGGAAATTTCTCTACAGATAGTAGCAACTAGACCTTTAAATTTTACATCATCAATTATGAGCTTGTTCATATCTTTCTTTCAAATATTGTTCGTGTTGTACCCATTTGTTCTTAACCAAAAATCCCCAATCCTGTTTCTTGGGACCGGGCATGAATAGTGTCCATGCAGTGACACTAGGATCAAGTTCGATTCTGTGATAACTATTTGCGCTACAAATTCTAAAACTACCAGGGCCTCTCCATTTTGCAATCTCGCCAACCTTTAGTCCCTGACTATTAAATTGGGGAATCCATTCCCAATATCCGCCTTTTAGTATTAGAGTAGCGTAAGGCCACGGATGATTATGAACATCGTCGGGATCGCCCTTTAAGAACTTGTGTAGAAATATATTAAAAGGAAAACGATCTCTATCTTTTAGAAATAGATAATAGCGTTCAAGATACGGTTCGTCACTTTCGCGATCCATAACAATACGCTTGCGACCTATGCGTTCTAAAAGATTAAGAAACCATTTCATATATTACCTCGGAGCAAATTCTTGCTGTAGTTTGATGTTGTCAAAGAACTCTTTCTTTGTATGAGGATCGTCTTTGAAGGAGCCTTTAAGTACAGTAGTCTGTGTTAGACTAGAGTGTGCCATAATGCCGCGATTCTCACAACATCCATGAACAGCCTGTACATAGACTGCTACATTCTCTGAGTCAGTTGCTTTGCTAATTTCTCTTGCAATGTCGTTGCAGAGTTCTTCTTGTAAAGTACCACGCCTAGCGCACCACTGAGCAATCCGAGTATACTTAGATAAACCAATGAGCTTGTTGGCAGCGATGATTCCAATATAGGCGACCCCACTAACTGGTTGATGATGATGACTGCACATACTGCGAAGTTCACTGCGTACAACCAGCATG